TGCCTGTCTTCTCATTACCGACCAACATAAGCTCTTCGTGGTCCACTGCTTTCACCGGAACCCAACCGTCACGTAACTTCCGAGAAACGTTGGTAGGGTCACTCTGTCCCAAGACGTGGGTACCGATCCAGCGGTACGTGTATCCGGGTTCAGGGGTCGGATCGGGCAAGGTGCTCGAAGGGACGTAGACAGCGCGAGCATTTTTGTCGCGTGCAGTAAGATCACGAGTTGTACGAGAATCAGCCATGTTAAGCCTCCAATTTTGCTACTTGAGCAGCATACTGCTGCGGGGTCATTCCAAACTTCTTGGCCAGCGCAACCGCTGACGTGGTAAGTTGAACTTTCCTTGCTCCTGACGAACGAGTCGCTGGAGCGACCACAGATGCAGGACGCTTGGTGCCTTCACTTCGGCTATTCCCAAACACTTCAGGGAACTTACCTTTTACGCGAACATCAATTTGCTCGTAATACTCATCACTTTGCGGGTTCACACCCGAATTTACTAGCTTTTGGTGCAGCCCTAGTGAGTAGCTGGTAACGTCTTCAAACCCTTGCGACCCGAACCACTGGTTTTTTGCCTGCCAGCGCAGCGACTTTTCGTCGGGTTGCACCCGTTGGGGTGCTGGTTGGGTAGTTTGTACCGTACTTTCGTCTTCTTGTAAAGGAATATGACGAAAATTTCGTGCTGCTTCCAATTTAAATTTGGCGTCAGTCATTGCTTCTTGGGCAGCGATGATGGCATCGGTGTCAAAAGCCTCTTGCGCTTCCTTAAACTGGCGGCGTGCTTGCGCTACTTCGTTTTCGGCCGACGACAGTGTGTTGGCAGCAACACTCTTGGTGCCCTGATCGACAAAACCACGGAGTTTCTTGTTCTCTTCCAGCAAACGGGAGGCGAAAGTCTCCAGTTCCTGCTTCTCACGCATGGTGGACTCTTTGACCCGGCGCTCGTCGTGACGGGCGTGAGTCAAGTCCTTGATGCGCTTCTGCACGTTGGCGGAATACGACTCAATTTCTTCGTCGGTTGGGTCGGCAACTTCCTTTTCGAGTGGCTTGCGGCCTTTGTCACGATCAGGTGTGTCGTCAATGACCTCAATTTCTACTTCACCATCGGTGATCTCGATTTCGATGTCGTCTTCTTTTTCATGGGGGAATTTAAATGCTTCAGGCATGATGCTTCCTATACGTGTGAAATACCACGGGGGTCTTGGACTACGGCTTCGATCTGGTCATCGTTTAGGATGCGCAGTTCTTTGCCATACATTTTGAAGCGTGTACCTGTGTAGGTGCGCACCATTACGAAATCTCCGGCCTTGCACCAAGGTCCGTTGGGGAATTTCGCTGTGTCCTTGTATGCGTCAGGACCGACTTTCAACACGAACAGCGCCGTAGTGGTCTGCTCTTCTCGGTGCATGGTTTCCCACGGCTTGACCAAGTTTGTGCCGTCAATCTTGTCTGACACTTCGGGAACGATGCAAAGCAACTTGTACCCTACTGGATCAGGTAGTTGTGTCGCTTTTTCTTCGTCGCTGGCAGCTTCATCCGGTTTTTCAGTCGGCTGAATCGCTTTTGGCAAAATGATGCCGGGTGGTAGGATAATTTCACTCATCGGAAGTTTCAACTTTCTTTAGTAACGCAACAGGCTGTGTTGCGAGCAGTCCAGCCCCGTCTGGAAAAGCGACTTCCCCCTGTTGGGGGTACATCGTAGGGTAAAACATGTTCTGCTTTGCAATATTTGCTTGTTCTGTAATCGGCTGTAAGTTCCACCACACATGAAGCCCGCACACCGTTTTTCCCTGTAGGGGGACAATGTGGTCTACGTGGTAAACAGTTGCTGTCAGTTCTTGCAAATGCTGCGTTGCAGCGTATATCTCTAACGTGCGCTGCTTTTGAGCAGCGTTTAACCATTTTGGCGTGGCCTGCAGTTTGGCCATGTATCTGTTTGCTGCATTTAATCGCCATCTACGCAAGTTACTGTCCGTAAGCTGCTCGAAGGCTGCTATTTTTGTTTGCATACGTTCGAGAGTGGCCTCGCGCCTTTTACCTGCTCTACGCTGTTTGTACGCATCCGATGCCGTGTACGTTTTAGCATACGCACTCTTCTGGGCTTTACGTGTTACACGGTACTCCGCCTCACAACTTTTGCAGCGGTTGGAACACCCCGTCTTGGACTTTGCAGCCTTAAAAAAAGCTGTACTGTCTTTAACTTCTTTGCATACGCTACACGCACTACTCATCAGAAGTCTCAACTTTCTTTAGTAGGGCCATCAAATGTGATTCTGCGTAGGCCAACCCCTGAATAACCCCGCAAAGTTTTTGGTACTCGTCAAAGGAACGACAGGCCCCGCCAGCCAAGTCGTCCGCATAATTGTTCATGTCTTCACGTATTTTCTGGCGCAGTACGTCTGCGAATTGTGCAATCACTCAGTTGTTCCTTTTGTTGCTGCGGGTTTAATTGCTTGAATCGCGTCCAGTGCTTGCTGGCGCTTGTCCTTGGCAATCTGTGTTCCGATCTGCAAGCCTGCTTGCTCCTGCTCGAAAGCCTGCTTGGTCTGGCTCTCCCGGACCTGTGCCCCGATCTGAGTGCCTTTAAGCTGCATGTTGGCTTGGATTTCAGACCTACGAATCTCGTTTGCATCTGCTTTAGCCGCCACGTCAGCCGCCAACTGCTTCTGTTTAAGCTGTGCGTCTTGCTGGGCGATCTGCTGCTCAAGCTGGAGCTTACCTTGTTTGATCTGCAACTCACCCTGTTTCAGTTGCAACTCTTGCTGCTGCATCATCACCATCGGGTCTTGCGCCTGCTGTGCGGATTGCTGTTGTGCAGCTTGCTGTTGGTTCTTCTGCAGCGCCTGCTGGGCCGCTTGTGCCATCATTCCCGACAGTGCTTGCTCGATTGGCTGTGGCAGCTTCTCGTCTTCCGGTGGCAACGGCATACCCAGTTGCTCTTCGATCTGCTTGCGGTACTGGAACCCTGTGTGCTCGGCCACATGCGCCATAAGCGCGGCTTGGATCATTGGGAACTTGGGGTTCTGCCCGATCGCTTGCATGACCATAGGGTCTTGCAACATCGCCATGTGCACTTGCATATGTGCTTGATGGTCTTGGTACAGGAACGCCTTGACTGGCTCACCCTTGAGGATGTTCATGTTCTCCGTCACAGGGTCGCAGGGCTTCTGGTCGTCCGGCAGGGGCACCAGCTTGTCCGCATTCTTGATGCCCAGAATCTCAAGCATGTTGCGGTGCAACTGGGGCATGTTGTAGATGTCCGGGGCCGACTGGGCCATCTGCATGACCGCCTGATACTGGACCACGCGCTGGCTCATGGTGGCCGCATTGGGGTCACTGACCGGGATCACGTCAACGTGGTCGTAGTCTTCCTTCTTGACGCTGGGGGTACCGGAGTCTGGTTGGTAGTCATATTCGTCGTCCGTGTAGTCCCGAATGATGACGGCCAGCAGACGCAACTCCTGCTTGAAGCTGTAGTGCAACCGGGCTTGTACGGCCGACATGACTTTCAACTGGCGTTCCAACAAGGCCAGTGTGGTGCCGACCGGGGCCTGCGCCGACATGTCGCTGACCTTCATGTCGCCTGCGGACGCGAATCGACGACCTTCTTCAACGATGTTGCCCAGCAGCGTGTACAGCACCTGTGACGGCTCTTTGTACGGCAGTGGCAGGATGTTGTCCCGCAACGCGCCCGAGCCGATGTCTACGTCTCGGAACTCGCCCGGTGCGATCGGGGTGTCATCGCCTTTGATTCGTAGACCACGGGACTTGAGACCACCGGGGAGGTTGGAAAGTGTGCCTGCGTCCACAAGCTGTCGCATAATACTGGTAGCCGATTTCGCAAACCCACCGATGAGGTGGAAGAGACCGAAGCCGTACGCTCCGAAGCCGGGGATGTACTGGTAGTGGACAAAATGTTGACGCTTGAGCTTGAGTTCATCTTCTTCTAACCAGTTCCGGCGAATGGCCAGCACTTGGTTGTTGCCTTTAATCATGGTCACGACATACGGCAACGCGATGCCCGTCTCTTCACCGTCTTCCTCGTCGTTGTAGCCGTCAATGTCCAGATCAACGTGCACTTCGTACAAGGTGTAGCGGTCGTCATTGATGTCGCTGAAGCCCGTCTCTTTGTCCTTGGCCTTCTGGATGTCAGTCGTCTGCTTGGGGGAGTCCGACAGTTCAACGTCTAAGTAGAAACCCGCATTCTGCAGCTTGACGATTTCGTTCTTCGTCTTGCGCATGACGTGCGTGATGCGGTAGCAGCTATCCAGATCGGTCGTACCGTAAGGCAGGATGATGTCTTCTGCTGGCACGAACATGGAGACCTGACGCTTTAAGCTCGGGTCGAAGTACACCTTCTTGAACGCCGACCCAGTGGCTGGCAGGCTCCACAACATGCGTTCTTGCTCCGGGCGGAACTCGCGCATGATCTCGGTCAACTCGTAGTTCATGTCCGCTTCGACGCGCACGGCCGCTTCCAGCTTCTCTGGGGTCTCTTTGCCGACGATCTTGGTGCGCACCGGGCCTGCTGCCGGGAACATCTCAGTGATCGTTTCTGACTGGAACCTGACAACAGCTTCCGTAATCATGGGGTGGAACACGCCAGACGCGCCGTTCCACGGCTCTGTGCGCTCTTCGTAGTTCAAACCGAGCAGCTTCAAGCCCTCGGTGTACGTCTTTTCCCAGTCCTTGCGGCTGTTGCGGTCGTTGTCGATGTCGCTGGACAACTCGCTGGCCAGTTTGCTCAGGGCACTTTCGGTGATGTCTTCAGCCAAGTTGTTACCGAACTCGCTGTCTTCTGCAGGCTCAATGTCGATCTCCAACGGCCCTGCCTTGATGTGCACCTCTTCAGGGTCCACGATCTCAATTTCGATCGGTTCTTCGTCTTGGGCAAGCTCGTCCATGCCCTTCGGTGCTTGGTACAAGCTCTTGTCAACGTTGGTAGCCATGTGTTAAGTCTTTCAATAGTATGCTGCGGGTCTGCGTGCCAGCCGATTGGGGTCGTCCTGCTCATCCGAGTCTAACGAAATAAACCCACCTTGGCGATAGCGCAGTAGCGCCTGCGTTGTCGTGTCCACGTAGTCATCGTTCTCTCCCACTGGGAAAGCTGCGATTTCCTCAATGACTTCCCGCGCCCAGCGTGTGTCCGGTGCCCATACCTTGCCTGATGTGAACAAGTCCGCCACTGCGTTCAGTCGGACCATTTTATCGTTACCACGGCTGGGGCTGAATTCTTGGACAGGTATGCCCATTGCCCGGAGTTCTTGGATCAGCGGCCCACCAGCGGCCTTCTTCTCCACGATGAACGCATCAGGCTCCCATTCCTTCCAGTGCTTCAAGGCCACTTGCTTCAACTCGGGGAAGGTCATCCGGTCTTTGAACGCGTCGAGCAGGATTAACTGCGGCGAGTCGCCTTCCTCTTCGTTGTAGAACACGCCCCATGTGGTGCAGGCGCTGTAGTCGGATGTGGTCTTGACCTCGTGGGCCGTATCCCAACTCTGCAGGATGTAGTCGCACCGGGGCGGCGTGTCGCCCTCCCATATGCGCCAGTGCTTGCGCGACACCAGCGCGGAGTTCTCACTGGTCGGCTGCTGCATGTACTGGGCGTTCCAGTACCGTGGCTCAATACTGGCTTTGGTGGCCTTGAGCGTCTCAAGTGGCCACTGCTCCGGCCACAGGGATTTCTCGTCCTCCGTGTCCTCGTTCAGGATGGCAGGCAACTCGACGATCTCCCACGGGATCGAGTCCGGGTTCTTCATCTGGTACGTCAGTAAGCGGCCAGTAAGGTCCAGCAAGGACCAGCGTGTCATCACGATGATGATCGCCCCACCCGGCATCAGTCGCTGCAGCGGCCCAGTTTGGAACCACGACCATGCGGTGTCGAACGCCAGACGGCTGTTTACCTTTACGTCCTGCTCAGAGTGTGGGTCGTCAACCACAAAAAGGTCGGCACCACGACCCGCCAAAGCTCCTCCGACACCAGCAGCGTAGTACTGGCCTCCAGCAGCGGTTGACCACTTGCCTGCAGCCTTTTGATCTGCTGCCACACGGGTGTCTGGGTAAATCTCATGGTAGTCCTCGGAGTCGATCAAGTTACGAACCCTCCGGCCGAAGTCTTCCGACAGGCCAGCCGTGTGGGTGCCCATGATGATCTTCTTGTCCGGGTAGTTGCCCAGAAAGTAGGCTGGGAAGAGGTAGCTGCTGAATTCGGACTTGCCCATACGTGGGGCGATGTTGATGATGACGCGCTTTTTCTTGCCGTCGATCACGTCTTGGAAAATCTTGGCCAGCTTGCGGTGCTGGGGGCCGATCTTGAATCCGGGGTACACAGCGTTGGCAAACCCCAACATGCTGGTCTTGGCGGCTGACAGGCTGGCACGCTTCTCGCGCACTTCCAGATCGTCGAACAACTGCATCTTGTCTTCCACGGACATCGTGGGGAGCGCACGCATCAGCGCCTCAAGCTCTTTTTTACTTAGCGTTGAGAGCTTTTCAAGATTCATCGGTGACACTCGCTTCAGAAATGTCAAGAACATCAACCACTTGCATGAAGCGATTCAACTTGTCCTTGATGCGTTTGTCGAGTTCGCTGTCGGTCAGCACGTCCTTCTTGACTTCGATCTTGTCCGTGAATAGGCCGATCTCCGTGACTTTGCCCAGCAGGCCAAGTGCTTTGAGTCTGATATTGGCGTTGGTACTCTGCGTTTCTTCAACGAGTTTAGATACCACATAGCCCCTGAGTTCCTTTGCCTGATTGACAAACTCCCAGTCGTAAGCGGTCAACATGCCTACTAAATGCTGTACGGCCGCAGGCGTTTTGACGTTGGCCAGCGCCACGTGTGTAATCTGTTCTGGGGTGGCTGATACGAAAGTGGCGAACGCTTCCTGCGCTGCCTTGGTCTCAAGCGGCTTGACGATGGCGTCTGTATCCACCGCACCGAGGCGCGTCAGCCAGTTCGCGGTCTGCACTTTTGCTTCTAGCGTGTCGGACGTACCGACCCTATCGGCGTGCAGCACTGCATCTTTGGTGTTGGGTAACACCTCGGGATCAAAATCTATCAAATGTTCTAACATGCGTAAGCCCTTGAAGCCTCGTTGAGTTAAGTATACACTTCATCTCGGTAACTGTGCAACGCAACACTGCGGTTGTTCATTTGCTTCTCCTACGATCAACCATGTTGGTCTTCACCCCCGGCCACTCCGGGGGTTTTTTTTGGAATTTTTTGAAATTTTTTTGGCCAATCCTTTCTGTAGAAAGGGTGGGGGTCTGGCATATACCGGGCTTTGCTATGTATTTTGTAGCAGGGTGTGTTGATTTTTATATAATTGTCTAGTGTTTTACAAAATGCTCTGTGCGGCTACGAAACAGTGTTTATAGCCGAGCGCGATCGTCGCGTCATATATGGGGCATACCCACCCCGTGGGGTCGTCGATATACCCCCATTTGGTCAAATAGAGTTATCGAGGTGCAGGGAATCGCTCTGTCACCCGATACACCTGAGACACGTGTCTCACTTACGAAAGATACCTATCATGTTCAACACATCCGCCATCAATGCCGCCATCGCCCTTTGCTTCGCCTCGGCTGACATAGCCATCGACGCACGCACGGCCTACCAAAGCCTCGTCGCAGAGTTGCAAGTGCTATTGGCCGGGGCCGACCGCGACATCATCAAGGGTTACGTGTGCCCTATCGCAGCGAAGCACTATGGTGCGACATACGCTGACGGCAAGTGGGCTGACTCCAAGTGCGCCGCGAAGCGTTACGCCAATCGGGTTATCGCTGACGTGGTGATGGGTGCATCAAGCCCAGCATCAAGCGACAAGACCATCACCCCTGCCATAGAGGTGCCAGAAGGGGTCGTAGAGGCTATCCAAGCGGCCTTGGCAGGGTTGACCAAGCAGCAGATCAATGCGGCCATTGCAGCCGCTAAGGCTGGCATCGTGTTCGAGTGAGTCACCTGTCTCACTTCCCCGGCGATTCCCTGCGTGTTTCCACGAACGGGGCTTGGCCGGGGTTTCGTTTCCTGTCTATCGGCAAAGTCGCGTCGATAGCTTTTATCAATCAGCGCATTAACTGAGACATCTGTCTCACCTATTGGAGAATGACCATGAACTACATCAACCGAATGGAAGCCATCATTGGCGCACGTCAGGCCGAGGCCATCCAGCGCGAGGCACGCATCGTGGAGTTCCGCGCTCACTTGCATAGCCCTAAGTTCCAACCGCAGGCAGACGGGGAACGTGGCGACCTGATAAGCACGGCTGACGTGGTGCGGTGGCTCGACTACATCAACGCCCCGTTAGAGGGTTAAGTGAGACACGTGTCTCAGTGTAAGTGTCGCAAGTGTGTAGTTTTGACCCAAAAAAAGCTGACACCGCGATTATCAGCGTTTACTAGTGTGTGTACTGGCGCTAACCCGCATGGATGCTAGGTTTCGCGGAAATCGTGCCAAAACATCCCTCTATATATATATATAAAAGAAAAGTATAATAATAAAGGCATATATAACCGTACACCAGTGGCTACACACGTGCAACACACTATACCCACCTCTCTCAGGGGGTGGCTATTAATACCCCATTGAACATGGGATACTGAGACACTTAGCCCCTGAAAGCCCCTGTTCATGCGGCCTACACGGTGGCAAAACTGCTGGCATACACCGATACACCGATGCCAAGCTGTACCGAATCAGGTTATTATGTGTACCAAGCGTGTAGCATAACCTGTTAAAGTGTGTATAATCAGTCCGAAGTGAGACACGTGTCTCACCGTTTTAAACCAGAAGGAGTTAGTTATATGTTACCTTTACGCTATAGACCTAGGACAGTTAAAGTGGCCGACTTGACGAAGTTATCGCCCAATGCGCTGCACAACAAGTTGCAGAAGCTGTACCCAAACAGCCCTGAGATACGCATTGCCGAGAAAGAACGCATACTCGGCGCACGTGAGGCGCTGCGTGTTAAGCGCATCAAAGAAGACGCACAGGCCACGTTATGGGCATCAACGATCCGTCAGTTGGAGATTGCCATGAACACGCCACGGGCACGAGTCAAGCGTGCCAAGCTGGCAATGGATGATGCACGGGGCACGCCTTACGAGGTGGAGACAGGCGAGGTGCAGGAAAGGCTCGACTCATACCTCGCATACATGGCGCTGCTGGAGAAGTTGTTGGACAAGCTGCGCTATCACCGGGACACATCAAACATGACGCCTTTGCAACTGGCCAAGGAGAAGAATTTGCCCAACGGTGGCCGACACTGGACGGATTGGGTGCCCGAGGCCATCAAAGCTAGGTTCATCAAGGTGTTCTTGAACCTGAACGAAGTCAATCCGCTGGCGCTATTTCCCGTTACGGTATTTGCCGTAACGACCAAACAAAAACGAAGTGAGACACGTGTCTCACCATCGGGAACGGTCATCCAGCGCGAATTGACGGCCATTGAGCAGATCAGGGACAGGTTGAAGGCCGCAGACCGAGCAGCCCTACAGAACCCAACGCTGGAGAACCTCGCGCTGCGTGACGCGCTCATACTGGAGCGAGAGGAGGCCATACGCGAAAAGAACCGGGCAAACGTGCGTAAGTACGCGCAGGCCAAGCGCACAGCCATGCAGGAGTGGCGTGTGAAGCACATGGCGGCACTGGAGAAGCTGCGCATACCAAAAGAATGAAGTGAGACACGTGTCTCACCATAACGGTTCGTGATCTGCCGACTCAGATCACACTGGCAAACAGGAGAAGTAAATGCGTAAAGCAAAAGTAAGCAAGGCCACATTGGTCAAACGGTTCATGGACAACGGCACGCTGCGACAAGCATTCGTGGTCGAGGCCATCATCAAGTATGCGGTGGAGCAACTGGACGCGAAGGACTGGGAGGGGGTGACGTGGA